ATGACGAAGAAGCGCTTCAGGACCGGCGCGCCGAGGAATTGGCGCGACCGGTTCATCGCCGCCTTGGGCGAAACGTCGAATATCAGCGCCGCGGCGGAAGCGGCGGAGATCAGCCTCAGCTGGGTCTACAAGACGCGGCGCGAGGATCCGGATTTCGCCCGGCGCTGGTTCGATGCCCTGTGCGAGGGATACGACAATCTGGAAATGCAGCTGCTCGAACATCTGCGCCACGGCGAGACCGCCGGCGCAAAGGACGGGGCGAAGCGCAAATTCGATACGGCGGGCGCTCTCAGGTGCCTGACCGCGCATCGCGAGGCGGTGGCGCGCGAAAAGGGCCGCCGCACGCTGGCGGGCGAAGTGACAACGATCGCGGCGATCAATGCCAAGATCGATGCGCTGCGCGCCCAGCGCAAGGCGGGGGACAAGGCGATCTCGCAAGCACGAGCGACGGCCCGCAAGGGCGTGAAGGCGCGCAAAACCGAAGCGGACGACGATGGCGCGGCGTAAGCGCGAGCTGTCGCGCGGATCGTGGCTGCGCCGCACGGATGCGGGCGGCGCGGCGGATCGCGAGACTCTCGCCGCCCAGCTCGCCCCGCATGAACTGGCCGCTCTGGGGAGCTATTACTGGGAAGGCTGGGCGCGGGACGAGCAATTGCCCCCGCAAGGCGAGCTGTCCGATGCCTGGCGCACCTGGCTGATCTGCGCCGGGCGTGGCTTCGGCAAGACGCGCGCGGGTGCGGAATGGGTCCGCGACGTGGCGCGAAACGACGGCGCGGCGCGGATCGCGCTTGTGGGCGCCAGCCTTGCCGAAGTCCGCTCCGTCATGGTCGAAGGCGATAGCGGCGTGCTGGCCGCCGCGCCCGGTGCGCTGGCGCCGGTTTACGAGCCGAGCCTCAAACGCCTCACCTGGGAGAACGGGGCCCTCGCCTTTCTCTATTCGGCAGCCGAACCGGAAAGCCTCCGCGGGCCGCAGCACAGCCATGCCTGGTGCGACGAGATCGCCAAATGGGATAACGCAGGCGAGCGCGCCATGACGTGCTGGAACAATCTCCAGCTCACCATGCGGCTGGGCAGGAAGCCCCGCGTGCTCGCCACCACCACGCCGCGCAACGCGCCGCTGATGCACCTGCTGCTGGCGGATGCGAAGCGCGGCAAGGTCGTGTTGGCGCGCGGCAGGACGGTCGACAATCGCGAGATCCTGCCCGCCGACTATTTCGCCAGCATGATCGAACAGTTCTCGCAAAGCGGGTTCGGGCGGCAGGAACTTGACGGTGAAATGGTGGAGGCCAGCGAAGGCGCGCTGTGGACCCGCGCCCTGATCGAGACCTGCCGCGAAACGTCGCCATCTTCCCCGCCCGCGCGCGTCGTGATCGGCGTAGATCCGCCCGCCTCGGCCAGAGGCGATGCGTGCGGCATCGTGGTCTGCGCAGCCGGACAGGACGGGATCGCCCGCGTACTGGCGGATAGCTCGGTCGAGCGTGCCAGCCCCGAACGCTGGGCCCGCGCGGTGGCGCGCGCGGCAAAGGAATGGGATGCCGACCGCGTCGTGGCCGAAGCCAATCAGGGCGGCGCGATGGTGGAAAGCGTGCTACGCGCAGCCGAAATGTCGCTCCCCATCAGGCTGGTCCACGCCAGCCGGGGCAAAGCCGCCCGCGCCGAACCCGTCGCCGCGCTCTATGAGCGGGGCCGCGTGCGCCATGTCGGCCTGTTCGCCAAGCTGGAGGACCAGATGTGCGGATTGCTGGCAGGCGGCGCCTATGAAGGCCCGGGCCGCTGCCCCGACCGCGCCGACGCGCTGGTCTGGGCGCTGACGGAGCTGGTTTTGAAGAAGGGTGGCGGGGAGCCGCGGGTGCGCTGCGTCACGTGAAGGAGCAGGTATAATAGTCGCTCCAAAGCCACCGGCAGCGCATCAGATCGCCGCCGAAAATCTTGGTGATCCGATCAGGCGCACGGAACCGCCCCTGCTTGTCGAAGCCGTCGGCCAGCATGACCTCGCCGCTCGGATCGTAGACGATACCGGACCAATTGTCGCCGAGGCCTTCAGGATTGAAGGCTATGCGCAGCGGCGGCCCGGAATCTACGCTGTAGGTCGCCCCATACCGCTTCACGAAACGCTGCTCGCGCGGGGTTTCGCGTATCTCGGCGATGATCGCTTCGTAGCGCCTGTGTTCGACGGCAAAGCGTGAGAGTTCACCGAGCCGCTCGCCCGCTTGCGCTGCCGGAAAGAAAATCAGGACCGCGGCAAGCGCCATAACAGGGGCCAGACAGATCGCAGCGATCGCATCGAAGCGGGATTCGTAATCGCGCAAACATCTCAACGCATCCATGAAAAGGACGCCCGCGCCGATCAAGGCAATCAAGAGGCTGAAGGGAACTGCAAACATCATGACGAGGAAGGTCGCGACGAAACTCCATGCAGAGAAGAATCCTGCCGTCACCGCGATCCCAATGATCACCGCAATAATTCTCGAAGCAAGGCCACATTGCGAACGAAAAGACTCGCTCGCTGGCAATCGAAATTCAATCATACGGCCTTGTCCAAAGTGGCCTGCGCTCCCTGCGCATCCGCCTGGCCGGGGTCATGAGCAAAAGCTGAGCTTAGCCTGATATCTCTCGGTCCGCTTCACGATAGCCGGGAGCGAGGCCACAGTCCGAAAGGTCGATCCCATGTCCTTCCTCACCACTCTCGTCTCCGCCTTCAAGGGCGGGGGCGATGTCCGCGTGCCTGTCGCGGGCGGCTTCGTCGCGCCATGGAGCACTCTGTTTGACGCAAGCCCCGCCAGTCCCGGCTTCGATTACACCGCCGCCATTCGCGAGGCCTATCTCGCCAATCCGGTGGCGCAACGCAGCGTCCGGATCGTGGCGGAGGGGATCGGCGGCGCGCCGCTGTCCTGCGATACGCAGGCGCTCGAAAGACTCGTCAACTGCGCCTGCGGATCGCAGCCGCTGCTGGAGACGCTGGCGGCGCAGCTTCTGCTGCACGGCAATGCCTATTGTCAGGTGGTGAAGGATGCGGCGGGCGATCCGGTCGATCTGCATCCGTTGCGGCCCGAGCGGGTCGAGGTGGTTGCGGGCGAGGACGGCTGGCCCGCTCTCTATCGCTACCGCGTAGCCGAGCAGGTGATCGACCTCGCTCTGGCGGACGAGGATGGGTGGCCCGAAGTGATCCACCTGAAGGGCTTCCACCCCGGTGACGACCATTACGGCGCAGGCTGTCTTGCCGCCGCACACGGTGCTGTCGGCGTCCACAATGCGGCGAGCGAATGGAACCGCGCGCTGCTCGCCAATGCGGCGCGGCCTTCCGGCGCGCTGGTTTACGAGACCGGCGACGGCGCCAGCATGACCGGCGAGCAATTCGATCGCTTGAAGGCCGAACTCGCCCAGGCCTTCCAGGGCGCGGGCAATGCCGGGCGTCCGATGCTGCTGGAAGGAGGCCTCAGCTGGCAGAGCATGTCGCTGAGCCCGGCGGACATGGACTTCGCCGCATTGAAGGCGGGCGCGGCGCGCGACATCGCGCTCGCTTTCGGCGTGCCACCCATGCTGCTCGGCCTGCCGGGCGACAACACCTATTCCAATTACCGCGAGGCCAACCGCGCGCTGTGGCGATTGACGCTGCTGCCGCTGGCGAAGCGTATCCTCGACGGGCTCGTCCGGGGGCTGGAGCCGTGGTTCGGCGAGGCCAGCCTGCGCGTCGATCTCGACCGCGTGCCCGCGCTGTCCGAAGACCGCGAGAAATTGTGGTCGCAGGTGGGCGCGGCCGATTTCCTGTCGGACGATGAGAAGCGCAAGCTGCTCGGGCTGGAGGACCGCGCATGAACCGCGAGGACATGATCGCGCGCCTCGTGGGCCAGGCGGCGGCGGAGGGCGGCGATCTCGTCACGCTGCGCGCGCTGATCGAGGAAGCGAGCGAATTGGGCGCGGCTCGCGCGCTGTCCCGACTGGGCCTCGCCGACGACAAGGCTTCGGGCGACATCGACGAATTGCGCGAGCTTCTGTCGGCCTGGCGCGACGCCAAGGCGAGCGCGTGGAAGGCGGCGGTCGAGTGGCTGGTGCGCGGCGTCTTCGCGCTGCTGCTGGTCGGCATCGCAGTCAGGCTGGGCGTCGGGGAGATGGTGCGATGAACGGACTGAGGATCGCGGGCTATGCCGCCCTGTTCGGCGTACCGGACGCCGATCGCGACGTCATTTTGCCCGGCGCCTTCCGCGATACGCTGGCCGCGCGGCGCGGGCCCTTCCCGCTCTATTGGCAGCATCGGCCCGAACAGCGCATCGGCTGGGTGGAGACTGCGGGTGAAGATACGCGCGGGCTGCGCGTGATCGCGACGATCGACAATCCGATGGGCCGCGCAGGCCGGATGCTGCGGGCCCACAAGGTCAGCGGCCTGAGCTTCGGCTACCGCGCGCGTGGGTTTCGCCACACGCCGCTGGGGCGCGAACTGGCCGCAATCGACCTGTTCGAAGTCAGCGTGGTGACGCACCCGCTCCAGCATAGGGCGCGGGTGCATTTTTTGATTTAGTTTTTAGTTTTCCGCGCGCCATCCGGCGCGCGAAATCCTCGCGCCTGACGGCGCTGCGGGCGGGCGGTCGCCCTTGCGGACCCTTTCGGGTCCGAGCTCCGCGAACACATCGACACGTTTGGCCGGGAACGGTCCGCGACCAGCGGACCGCAAGCGCACGCGCGCGCCCCGCAGGTGCCCGACCGAAGGGAGGATCAGCGCCGAGGACGAACCGGCGGAGGCTGGTTCGAAACACACAGACTCTCCGATTTCCACACGAAAGGACCGCATATGGATTTCCAGACCACCATTCCCGAAACGACTCCCACCCCCGACATCGCCCCCGAAATCGCAGAAGCCAGCTTCGATATCGTCGCGCGGCAGGACCGGACCGAGGCGGAGGTCACTGCACTGCGCAGCGATGTCGAGGACGTGAAAGCTCGCGTCGATCGCATCTCCCGCGCGGCTGCCCGCCCCGCCCTGGCACCCTCGGGACAGGAAAGCGCTCCGGAAGTGAAAGGCTTCGTCGATGGCTATCTGCGCCGGGGCGCAGCGCATGAAATCAAGTCGATCAGCGGTGCGGCGCCATCCGACGGTGGCTATGCCGTCCCCCGCCAGATCGACGCAGCCATCGCCCGCGCTCTCACCGAGATCAGCCCGATCCGCGCCATCGCGCAAGTCGTCCAGACCGGTAGCGCGGGCTATCGCAAGCTGGTGACCACCGGCGGCACGGCCTCGGGCTGGGTCAGCGAGACAGCCGCCCGCCCCGGCACCGCCACGCCCGATTTCCACGAAATCGCCCCTCCGACCGGCGAACTCTATGCCAATCCGGCAGCATCGCAGGCCATGCTCGACGATGTCGGCTTCGACCTTCAGGCCTGGTTGGCGAGCGAGATCGCGATGGAATTCGCCCGCGCGGAAGGCGCCGCCTTCGTCAACGGAAGCGGCTTGAACCAGCCCGAAGGCTTCCTGACCGCCCCGGCAACGATCGCGGCGGACGACACGCGGGCCTTCGGCGCGCTGCAATATATCGGCAGCGGCGATGCGGCGGGACTGGGCGCTGCGCCCGATCTCACCCTGATCGACCTCGTCCATACGCTGAAGGCTGGCCATCGCCAGGGCGCGAGCTTCGTGATGAATTCGGCGACTTTGGCCGAAGTCAGAAAGTTCAAGACCGCCGATGGCGCCTTCCTGTGGCAACCGGGCCTCGTCGAAGGGCAGCCCGATCGCCTGCTGGGCTATCCGGTGGTCGAAGCGGAGGACATGCCGGACATCGCGGCAAGCGCCTATCCGATCGCCTTCGGCAATTTCCGCCACGGCTATCTGATCGCGGAACGCAGCGCGACGCAGATCCTGCGCGATCCCTTCACCAACAAGCCGTTCGTCCACTTCTACGCCACCAAGCGGGTGGGCGGCCAGGTGCTCGACGGGAATGCGATCAAGCTGCTGAAAATCGAAGCCTAAGCTTTCGTTTGGCCTCAAGCGCCGGCGGCCGCCTTCGCGGCCGTGGCTATCCTCGCGCCTGACGGGATAGTCTTCCAGCGGCGCTGTCGGTGGGGGAGGATACCCCCTGTCCTCCCCCACCCCTTTTTCTCTCTTTCAAGGACCCGCCCATGCCGACACTTATCGTCGTGCCCGATCTGACGGGCGCGCCGCTCGCTGCGCTGAAGGAGTGGCTCGCGATCTCCGGCCCGCGCGAGGATGCGTTGCTGCTGCGGCTGCTGGCTGCGGGCTGGGAGACCTGCGCGCGCTTCGTCGAGCCCAGCGCAATGCCTGCCGACTGGGCCGGGTTACCCTCCGCGCTCGCCGAAGGGATCGTCCGCTTCGCCGCCTGGCAATATCGCGAGCGGGACGGCGGGGTCGATCGCCCTCCGCCGGCTGCGATCGCGGCGCTGTGGCGACCTTACCGGACGCTCCGCCTGTGAGCGCGCCGACACATCCGTTCGACCGCCTCGCCGCCGCGCTGACCGCGCGCGCCGATCGCCTCGCCCGCGCCCGACAGCGGCGCCCCGAAGGCCATCGCTGGCGCTCCGCCCCCTATCTCTGGCCCCTGTTCGCGAATTGAGACCCAACCCATGGAAGCCCTGTTTCGCAACGATCTGATCGCCTGGCTGCGCGCCGATCCCGCGCTAACCGTGCGGCTCAACGCAGTCGAGGAGGAAAGCCCCGTCGCCGCCAGCCCACCGTGGCTCGGCATCGCCGCGAGCGCTGCTGCCGACTGGAGCGGCAAGACCTTTGCGGGCCGCGAGGTGCGGGTGGCGCTCGAACTGGCGGATCGCACCGATGATGGAGCCGCGACGGCCGAGACCATCGCCATGATCGAGCGCCGCTTGGCGACCATGGCGCCGATCCAGCAGAGCTATCGCATCGTGAGCACACACTTCCTGCGCAGCCGCGCGGAGCGGCGAGCGAAGGGATTGAGAGCGGTGCTGATCGAGTACCGGTTTCGGCTTTTAGAAGAGAATTAGTTTTTCGAGCCAGCCTCCGCGGGTTCGTCCTCGGTGCTGTTCCCTGCGCTTCGCTCCGGGGCACCTGCGGGGCGGCCGCGTGGCCTTGCGGTCCGCTGGCCGCGGACCGTTCCCATCAAAACATCTCGGCTTGGTCGCGGAGCTCGGACCCGAAGGGTCCGCAAGCGCGACCGCGCGCCCGCAGCGCCGTCAGGCGCGAGGATATCGCACGCCGAATGGCGTGCGAAAAACAAAAAAGGAGATCTACCCATGACCGCCCAGAAAGGCGCTGCCTTCCTTCTCAAGATCGGCGATGGCGCCGCTACGCCATCCTACGAAACCGTCGCCGGGCTGCGCACCACGCAGATGAGCGTCAATGGCGACACCGTGGTCGTCACGCACAAGCAGTCCGGCGGCTGGCGCGAACTGTTGTCCGGGGCGGGCACGCGCTCCGTCTCGGTCTCGGCGAGCGGGATCTTCCTCGGTTCGGATGCCGAAGCGCGGGTCCGCACCCATGCGCTGGCGGGCACGCTCGACCAGTACGAGCTGAGCTTCGAAGACGGCGCGAAGATGCGCGGTCGCTTCCTCGTCCAGCGGCTCGATTATTCGGGCGATTTCAACGGTGAGCGGACCTATTCCATGCAGCTGGAAAGTTCCGGCGCGGTGGTGCCGTCGTGACCCCTAATGGTGCGACCCGCGCTCAAGCAGCCGAAGGCGGTAGCGCGAACAAACTGCGCGGTGAAGCCTCGCTCCCGATCGCCGGACACGACCATCTGCTTCGTCCGACGTTCGACGCGCTGGTGCGGGCCGAAGAGGAACTCGGCCCGCTCTTCGCGCTGGTCGAGCGGGCGGGTGCCGGACAGCTTAAACTGGCCGAGATCGCGGCGCTGTTCTGGCACTGCCTCACCGATCGCGCCGTGCCGCGCGAACAGGTGGGCGAGGCGGTGATGGCGCTTGGGCTCGCTCGCTGCACCGCGCCGCTGCGGGTGCTACTCGGTCAAATCCTGAAAGGCGCAGAGTGATCGATTTCGCCGAGACGGCGCTGCGCCTGTCGGGCCTCGCCGCGCGAGCGCTGGGATGGACGCCGCCGGTCTTCTGGGCCGCAACACCCGCCGAACTGGCCGCCTGTATCGGCCAGGAAGCCGCCGATGCCGCACCGCCCGACCGTGCCGAAATCGCGGCCATGATCGAAAGGGATCGCCATGGATGACGAATTGGACCCGCTGCTGATCGATATCCGCGCCAACACTGCCGGGTTCGCCGCCGATATCGCGCGTATGCGGTCGAGCTTCGATGGGCAATTGCTGGACGGATTCGGTCGCGCGGGCGACGTGCTCGAACGCGGATTGCTCTCGGCGATCCGCAAGGGGAGCCTGGGTTTCGAGGATTTGAAGCGCGTGGCGCTCGGCGCGCTAGACCAGATCGCCGGGCAGGCGCTCCAATTGGGGCTCGACCGCGTGATGGGCAGTGGTGGCAAAAGCGGCGGGATCGGCGGCGTTCTGGCGGGGCTCCTGGCGGGCCTGACCGGCCTCCCCGGCCGCGCCACTGGCGGGCTGGTTTCGCCAGAACGCCCCTATCTGGTTGGCGAAAGAGGCCCGGAACTGTTCGTCCCCACCAGCGCCGGGCGCGTCGAACCGAACCGCGAAGGCGCCTCGCACGCTCGTGACGTGCGCGTGAACATCGCCCTCCCCACCGCGCGCGGAGCGGAGGCTCCGGTCGCACTGCGACGCTCGGCAAGACAGATCGCCAGTGCGGTGAGGCGGGCGGTTGTGGAATAATAAGAGCAAACAAACGCGGCCAGGATCGGTCGGCGACCAGCCGACCGCAAGCGCGACCGCGCGCCCGCAGGTGCCCCGAAGCGAAGCTGAGGGAACAGCACCAAGGAGAACCCGCGGAGGCGGGTTCACTTTAAAAAAAGGACCCAAAACTCATGCCCTTCTGGCTCGCCCGTCGTCGCGACGGGCAGGACGAGGACACGATCCAGCGGTTCGATCCGCGGTTCTGGACCGTCAATTTCCCCCGCCCCATGATGGCAAGCGTCGTCACCACCGCGCCCGACGCGCTGCGGGTCGACTGCGAATTCTACCACGAGGGCGAACTCGCAGGACTGATCTGGGCGAGCGAGGACGTGCTCGATCACCCCCTGCTGCGCTATGCGACCGACCGCGATTATTCGCGCACCGTCCTGACCTTTCGCTGGCGTTCGGGTGGCATCGTCCCGCTCGACCAGCCGAACGGGCCGACGCTGACGATCGAGGGCCGGGATGCGAGCGGCGCGGCGCGCGTTTGGTATGTCCGATTGTGGAATTACGCGGTCGGCACGCCCGAAGACGCGATCGTCACGCTGCGCTTTTCGGACCTTCAATCGGGCTACGGCCTGCCGGGCGAGCCGGTTTATCCGTCGGATATCGACCGGATGTTCGTCAGCCTCGTGCCCGCATCCTTCGTCCCCGACAGTACGCAGACGCTTCCCGCGCGCAGCGAAGGCTGGGGGGAAATGAGCGACATCGCCTGCCATGGCGAGCGCGCGATGCTGGCCATCGGGGACGTCATGCTGCCCGCCCACGGCGAGGGGATCGCCACCGCCTACGACGACAGTTTCAACCAGACGCCCGCGCGCCTGCTGCGCACGGTGGAAGCCCTCGGCTATCGCGACCGGATCGTCCATTATGTCGGCATGAGCCATTATTTCCGGCTCGAACCGTCGGGCGGCGGCCATTACGTCAGCCTCGCGGGCGGCGTGCTGTCGCGCGTGTGCGAAGCCTGGCACCGCGCCTTCGCTGCCGAGGCCATGGCGCGCGATTTCACCGTGATCTGGTCGCTATCCTACGAACTGTTCGACGCACATTGCTGGAACGACTGGAAGCAGCGCGCCCATGACGGATCGCCTGCGCTGACCGGGTGGGTGCCGCCATCGACGCTGCTTTCGCCCGCGCATGACGGCGCGATGGGCTATCTGCGCCAGGTCGCCGCCGCTTTCGTGGCAATCGCGCTGGATGCCGGAATGTCGGTCGAATTCCAGATCGGTGAGCCGTGGTGGTGGGTCCAGCCCGAAGGCCGCAAGCCCTGCCTCTACGATGACGCCGCCAGAGCGGTTTTGGGCGACACGGCCACACCCATCACCGATATGCGCGCGCCGATGGACGAGAGCCAGCTCGCCCTCCTCGATGCGGCGGGCGCAGTGCTGGCGCAATCGACGGCGGCGCTGGCCCAGGCGGTCCGCGATGCGACTCTTAACAGCGGCGGGGGCGAGGCGGAAATCCTGCTGCTCGCCTTCACACCGACAATTCTCGATCCCGAAATGCCCGAGTTGAAGCGCGCGAACCTGCCCATCGGCTGGGCCTATCCCGCCTTCGACCGGCTGCAATTGGAAGATTACGACTGGTTGACCGGGGGTGCCACCGCCGCGCGGCGGGCGGGCTACGATCTGGTGCAGGCGCGGCTCGGCTATCCGCTGGAAGTGCAGGATTACCTCTCCGGCTTCGTCCTGCTGGCACAGGATGCCGACCTCTATTGGCGGCGGATCGATGCGGGACTGGACGAGGCGCGCCGCCGGGGCGTTCCGCGTCGCTATGTCTGGGCGCTGCCGCAGATCGCACGCGACGGATACACGCGCCTGCCCAATCCCGACGACACTCACGAGGATGCCATGACGCCTTTCGACGATATCGCCTATCCGCTCGCGCTGGGGCGGGACGCTTCGGTCAGCCCGGAATTCTCGACCGCCGTCGCTCTGACCGCGTCGGGGCACGAGCGGCGCAATGCCCTGTGGTCGGACGCGCGGCTGCGCTTCGATGTCGGGCCGGGTATCCGCTCGGAGGACGAGCTTGGCACGCTGATCGCTTTCTTCCGCGCCCGCCACGGTCCGGCACGCGGATTTCGCCTCCGCGATCCGTTCGATTTCAGCTCGAACGGAATGACGGGAGTACCGACCGCCTTCGACCAGATCATCGGCACGGGCGACGGGCTCGCATCCGAATTCGCGCTCGTCAAAACCTATGACGAACAGACCCGCCGCATCACGCGCCCGGACGCAGGCTCGGTGCTTGTCAGCGTCGACGGCGCTGAGACGAACGAATGGACCCTTGGCACGGGCGGGAATATCCTGTTCGAAACTGGACCGCCTGCCGGCGCGATCCTGCGCGCAGGCTTCCTGTTCGACGTGCCCGTCCGCTTCGCCGAGGATCGGATCGACGTGTCTGGCCTCTCCTTCGCTGCCGGGGAAGCGCCTTCGATCCCGCTGATCGAATTGCGGGAGGAGATCTTCGCGTGAGCCGCATTTTCTTCGACCGCCCGCTCGATACGGTGGCGAGCGTCTGGCGCATCCATCGCCGCGACGGCGTGGCGCTCGGTTTCACCACGCATGATCGGGATATCTGGTCGGACGGCCTCCTCCATCGCGCAGGCCCCGGAATGGTCCCGTCCGCGATCCGTCGCACGGTCGATTTCGCCGATGACGCCGCCGAAATCGAGGGTGCGCTGTCGCACGACGCCATCCGTGAGAGCGACCTTGCCGCCAGACGCTATGATGGCGCGCGCGTGGCGGTGGGCGCGATCGACTGGGAAACGGGAGAGACGGAAATCCTCTATCGCGGCACGATCGAAAGCGTCGGGCGCGAGAACGGCAGCTTCACCGCCCGGCTGCAATCGGCGAAGGCCGTGCTGGCGCGCGACACGATCCCGCGCACCAGCCCGGGCTGTCGCGCGCGCTTCTGCGACAAAGGCTGCACTCTCTCCCCCGCCCGCTTCACACATCGCGCGGTGGCCGAAGCGATCGACCGCGATCTCGACCGGGTGCGCTTCGCCATAGGAGACCCGACGCGTTTCGCCGAAGGGGAACTGCGCTGGATCGACGGACCACAGACCGGCCTTGCCGCGACCGTCATCGCCGCCGATGCGGACGGGCTGGTGCTCGACCGGGCTATCGATTCCGAGACCCTTCCCGGCCATCGCGCACTGCTTCGCGAAGGATGCGACCACACGATCGCGACCTGTACCACACGCTTCGCCAACGCCGCGAATTTCCAGGGCGAGCCGCATTTGCCGGGTAACGACCTGCTGACCCATTATCCGATGCCGCGATGAGCGAAACGCGCGAAGCCTTCGCTGAGGCCGCGGAGAGCCTTGTCGGCATCCGCTTTCGCCTCTTCGGACGCGACCCCGCCTATGGGCTCGATTGCGTGGGACTGGTCGCGGCTGCGCTGGCGAGGTCGGGCCGATCGGTATCGGTGCCCGCCGGATACGGGCTTCGCAATGCCGATATCGCCGATTTCCTTCCCTTCGCCACACTTGCAGGCCTCAAGCCTTGCGACAGCGATCCGATCCGGGGCGACGTCCTTCTTCTGCGGCCCGGCCCGGCCCAACACCATCTCGCCATCGCGACCGCTCCCCACATGATCGTCCACGCCCATGCCGGCCTTCGCCGGATCGTCTCTCAGCCCCTTCTTGCCGACCCTGAGCCCGCCATGCCTATCCTGCGCGCCTGGCGGCTTCCAATGGAGTAGATCACCATGGCAACCCTGGTCCTCGGCGCCGTCGGCACTCTGGTCGGCGGCCCGCTCGGTGGCGCGCTCGGCGCGCTGGCCGGGCGTCAGATCGACGGTGCGATCATCGGCAGCCCCAAACGCGAAGGGCCGCGGCTCGACGAATTGAAGGTAACGACCTCCAGTTATGGCCAGCCGATTGAGCGCCATGTCGGGCGAATGCGCACGGCGGGCACGGTCATCTGGGCGACCGACCTGAAGGAGCATGGCGAGACGAGCGGCGGCAAGGGCAGGCCCAAGACCACGACCTATTCCTATTCGACCAGCTTCGCAGTGGCGCTCGCCTGTCACCCCATCGACGCGGTCGGGCGCATCTGGGCGGATGGAAACCTCCTGCGCGGGGCGGCGGGCGATCTCAAGACCGGCGGCCAATTGCGCATCCATCATGGCCATGGCGATCAACTGCCGGACCCCCTGATGCAGGCAGCGCTCGGCGCGCAGTGCCCCGCCTTTCGCGGCACGGCCTATCTGGTGTTCGAAGACCTTCAGCTCGCCGATTTCGGCAATCGCATTCCGGCGCTGAGTTACGAAGTGTTCGCCGGAAGTGGCGCGGCGACAGTCGGCGTGCTGGCGCGCGAGGCCGGCATCGCGGCGGACCTTGCGCTGGTGCTGCCGCAGATCGAAGGGTTCACGCAGATGGGCGAAGCGCCGATCCAGACGCTCGCTTTCCTCGATACGGTCGTGCCGATGGTGCCGGTCGCAACGCCGGATGGATTGCGGCTCGACGCGCCGCCTCCGCCAGAGACCGCTCGCGAGCTCGGCCCGTTCGCGGACTGGGACGATGGCGAATTCGGAGCGCAGGGCGGTGTTCGCAGCGAAAGCGCAGCGCCTTCGCCCGCGCGCTTCGCCGGGGTTCGCTATTACGATGTCGAGCGCGATTACCTTCCCGGCGTCCAGCGCGCCATCGCCCGGCCCGAAAGGACCGGCCACGATCTGATCGACCTGCCGATCGCCACCTTTGCCGAAGGCGCGCGCCAGCTCGGCCGAACGATCCAGCGACGGGAGGACGAGCGACGTTCGCGTCACTTCGTGCGTCTTGCGGAGCTCGATCCCTCGCTCATGCCGGGCATGCGCGTGCGCATCCCCGGTCGTGCGGGGGTCTGGAGCGTCGTCGCCTGGGAATGGCGCGAGAAAGGCGTCGAACTCGAACTGCATCGCCTCGCTTTTACGCAAGCACAGCTTCCCGCGCCCGCCAGCCAGGGCCTGCCCTGGTCGCCGCCCGATCGGGGTGCGGGCGCAACTTTGCTCGAGGCTTTCGAACTGCCGTGGGACGGTTACGGCGCACCCGATATCGGAACCGTCCATGCGGCCGTCAGCGCGAGCGAGGGCCGCTGGGCGGGTGCGGCACTGTACGCCGAAAGCGGCGGCGCTCTTAAGTCGCTCGGCCCGAGTTCGAGCCTGCGCGCCATCGTTGGAAGCCTCGCAGAACCGTTACGCGGCTCACCGGCGTTGATGATGGAAACGGGCGCACCGCTCGTGCTCGATCTCGCGAGTGAAGACATGCAGCTCAATTCCGCCACCATGGAGGCCGTCGCCTTGGGCGCGAATCGGCTTATGCTTGGCGAGGAAGTCCTGCAATTCGTCCACGCGGAGCAGATCGGACCCCGGCGATGGGCGCTTACTGGGCTACTGCGCGGTCGGCTTGGGACCGAACACGCGGCGCGGGACGGCCATGCGGTCGGCGCTCGAATGGCGCTGCTCGACGAGCGTATTCTGGCGTTGGATCCTCAACACACGCTATCCGTCGATCGGATCGCCGCAATCGGCACAGCCGAAGACGAGCCGGTCTACGCTTCCATCCGCGCCCGCAGATCGGCTGCCGCACCCCCGTCGCCCGTGCATCCGCGCGTGACGATGGCGGCGGACGGGACGTTGTCGCTGGCGTGGACACGCCGCATCCAGGGGGGCTGGCGCTGGAATGACGGGGGAGAGGGTCCGCTCATCGACAAAGACGAGCTCTACGAGGTCGGCGTCGGCCCGGTCGCAGCACCAAAGGCTCTTTGGCAGACATCCACGCCGTCGCTCGCGATCTCCGGATCGGAGCGCTCCGCCCTCGCGACGTCAGCGCCGGAAAGCGTGGTCTGGGTTCGCCAGGTCGGTACCCATGCCCGTTCCGTGCCGCTCGCGCTGACCACCCTTTCCTGA